CAGCATTAGGATCTACAGCATTAGGATCTACAGCATTAGGATCTACAGCATTAGGATCTACAGCATTAGGATCTACATCACCAGTATCGGGATTAGCCTCTAGATAGCTCTGTATTCTGTCGTTATTGTCTTGAGCATCTGAATGACTACCCAATAGGGCATCTATTTGGTTTTGAGTTAGCGTGACACCTGAAGTACCCATATAAGCATCTATCTCGGCTTGAGTAATCTGGCGAGGGTCAACGTATTGCGCTACTGCATCTTCAAAGCTAAGACTATTATCCACCCCAACTCTAGTTGCTACATCTGCAACCGTACCTGTTACATCGTTTAACTCACTATTGGTAGCGTTATAGCCTAAGTCATCAAAAACCGCTCGCGCTTCGTTTGAGTTAATATAGTTATCGTCATCTACATTGTCTAAAATGTCATTAGCAGCACTTGTAGACACACCCATAGTACCCAATAAACTAGACAGTTCTTTTGTGCCAGATTGGTTAGCCATACTGTCATATACAAGGTTGTATAGCTCTCCGTTCATGTTCGTAAACATAGCACCAGTAACAGAGCCTCCGGCAACACCGCCACCTATAACTATACCTTGTGCGGCAGCTTGAGCGTTTTCTCTACCTACATCTATACTAGGATCTACTTCTACATGAAGAGTACTACTTATATAATTCTGAAGCCCCCACTCTTCTCCTCCTTCACTTGCAGCTTCTGCTCCAGTAGTACTAACTAAAGTGTATCCCCCATCAGCAAGACGTTTAATAGCAAGCTCACCCTTACCTATACTTTCAGACATACCTGTCAAAGTACGGCGTATATAGGGATCAGTTATTGCATCTAGGACTACTTTATCTGCGGCTAGACCTCCAGTTAACATAGAAGCGGAGGCTAGAATCATTGAAAGATTACCAGCGTTAAACGACATCTTATGGGCGTAATTTTCTCTAGCTATCCGACCCTTGTTAAAAGCAATGTCATAAATAAGTTTAGCAAAACTGGGGTCGCCTAATTCCACTGCCATTTTATATTCAATACTATTCTCTATTCGCTCACGGGCTATTTTTTCTTGGGCAGCTATAGCGGAGGAGTAGCCCTGCGAAGCCCCTCCACCCCATGCTTCAGTAATATCAGTACCAGCAGCAAAAGTAAGTCCTGTATGAAAAGCAATGGCAGAAGCGGCTTCATCTCCGTAGGACAAGAGACCCTTTAACCCCCCTTTAGTTACTGCCCCTGCTATACCTCCTACAAGTATGGGAGCTAATTCTTGAAACCCCTCTACTACTAAGTTTTGACCTAAAAATGCTACTGGGTATTTGTCGTAAGATTTGTACATTTTAACTAGCTCTTCTCCAAGCAGAGAAGGTGGGGTCATCCGTTGCCTAAGAAAAGCACGTTGCCCTTTAGTTAAACCGTCTGGCCCTTTAGTACCCGTCATCCGATCAAATTGCGCTCTATGCTCAGGAGTTAGTTCATCAGGGGTTATAACTCTGCCTAACTCTTTAATACTAGGGTATTCAGCTTCTTCGTATTGATAGTTTGATATGTACTCGTCAAGGGCTTTAACTTCTTCTAAATAGGAAGCCGAACCAGTGTTTTCCCCTAAGTTTACAAGCAAGCTACCAAGATTTACTCCTGCATTATCTGTAGGACTCATTCCCGCCCACGTAGCAATATGAGAAACGGTCTCTACAAACCCGCCCCCAGCTTCTAACGCTCTCCCTGCTGTAGTAAGTAGGCTATCTGAAGTATCTTTGTCTTTAGCAATTCTGTCTAATATAAGTTCGTCCGTAGGTTCAACATACCTAGGAGGTAGTGTTTCTGGTCGAGGGTTAGCTAGCTTCCACTCTTTAACTTGATCTTCTGGAGATAGAGAAGAGAGGTTAGCATCGCCATAATTTCCTGCCGCCGTTACCATATCTTTAGCGGCATTGACAACTTCGCTACCGTAATAGTCTTCGTTATCGGAATTAGCTATATCCTTGACAAGTTGGCCGGGATCAACACTACTTAACAGATTGGTTATATTATCTTTAAAAGGGTTAAGTAACTCATCAACAGGAGGAACTTGCTCCTTAAACTCTGCGACAAGATCGTTAAACACATTAGCATCACTAGCATTAGCTAACTCTGCCTCTAGTTCTGGGTTAGGAACAGGGTTTACAACATTTCCGTCTTTATCTATTGCTACAGTATTACCATCTTTATCAACAGAAACCCTTACGCTAGTGCCACCATATTCTGGCATAGGAGTATAGGTGGGGGAACTTATACCTATCTCGCCATTTACTCCGTATTGAATAGGTACTACACCTGATACAACTTCAGCAAACGTATACCCCATAGCCATAGCCATAGAAGTTACATCTTCCATAACACTAGGGGATACTCCGCGAGCATTTACTTCATTTGCGGAAGGTAAAGTATTAGCTAAGGAACCACTTATTGCTTGGTAGGCTTCGTTAGATAAGGAACTAACTAAATCAGACACTTGCCCTTGCACACTACCAATAGCATCCGCCCACTCTTGAGAGCTTAGACTAAAAGGGTTAATTCCCTGTTCTTTTAATATACCTAAAACTATATTATTAGATTGGCTAAGAAACCTATCGTCATATTGGTTTTGGTTTATTGGAAGTCTGTTTCGCACTCCTTGCTGTAAATAATGCTCGTAAGCATCCGTCCCTTCAGGTAACTTATTAACTGCTGCATACTCTTCTGCATTAAAACCACCATCAGTTAACTCCGATACTACTCCTTCGTTTATGTTGCGATATAAAGGCTGTAGTTCTTTATCTAAGTCTTCCGTGCTAGAGGTAAGTCCACCTAACGCATTTGCGTATTCTGCATACAATCCAGTGGCAGGTTGTTTTTGCTCTACAGGCCCGTACTGAGTATTTACTGTCACTGTACGAGCAGGTTGGCCAATAGCAGTTGTGGTTTCATTAATGGTGTCGTTTAGTTCTACAAGACGAGGGTTATATACGGTCTCTACATTGTTCTTAAACACATCAAGAGCTGTGTTATAAGCATTTGTAGCCTCTGTTGAGGCTATAGTGAGGTCTTCTAGAAGAGCTGTCTGTTCTCCTTGAGAAATACCAAGTCTTGTGAGATTATTAGGGTCAAAAGGATCTCCTAGAATTTTAGCTCGCGCTTGTTCTGCCGCTAACTTTGCATCATCTAGTCTTTTAAGCTCGTTAGCTTCTTCTCCAATAGTAGTGGCAAGCTCGTTATACTCTTCTACCGCCGATGCATTTGCCAACACATTTTCGTTTATAGACTCAGCGGCGACCCTAACATTGGTGTAGCTACCAGATACCCTGTCAAATAGTTCAGCAGTATCGTCTAGTAGCCCTTGGAACCCGCCTTCAGTTAGAGAACTTTTAATTGCGTTAGCGGTATAGGCGGCTACAGACTGCCCAAACGCAGTACTACCACTACCTCCTGACAATACGGCAGATACAGTGTTTTGTATCGTCCCTGTTATGGCAGTTAGGGTACGGCTTCTTAGGTTTGGTAGAGTGGACTCGTCTATAGAAGTGTTAGGATCATCTACAGTTGTAGGTATTAAGTCCTCAAATCCTATATCTTCTAGAAGGTTGTTTACTGACTCAGCGGTTATAACTTGCGCTGTTATCGCTCTCGCTAGTTTAAGCTCATCTATCTCTCCGTTAACAATTATTTGAGATAAAGAACTTTCTAGTCCAGCCGCTAATGCATCTGTAATCTGCGGGTATTTATCCTGCAAAGAGCTAAGGTCTATACCTTGTCCTTCTAACTGCTGTCCAACCTTGCCTAGCCCTGCCTGTACAAACGCCCCGACTCCACCCGTAAGGAACGCCTCCATAGGGTCTTCGCCGTATATAACAGCAGTGGTAGCTGCCCTAGTCCCTTCAGTTATTGCTGACGTTACTAAACGCCTAGTACCATCACTAATCCCTGCTGCGCCTAACTCCTCCCATGCAGCAGAACCAGCATAATCGCTCACACCTTCAGCTATTTGCCCTGACGCATACGATATGGCATATGCTTTAAGTGCGCCGTCTATACCCTCCCCGTTTGCTAAAGCAGATGTAGCATCTACCATAGCATACAACTTTACCTTCATGGAGGGAGGTATAGGAGCCATTACTATCGCTATTTTAGCTATAGTCTCTATTGGGTTATCAATAAAACTTTGTACCTGAGCTTCTACATATTTAACAATTGGCTTAAATACTTTGTCATTAACCCAAGAATAGTAGTTTAGTATAGGATCAAAAACCTCATCGTCAATAAAGTCCCAAACATCGTCGGCTGCATCTGTAACTTTGTCCCATACCCAACTCATGCCGCCACCTTCTTTTTAGCAGGTAACAGTAAAAACACTCCGTACACGGGGTCTTTCTTGTGTTTAGCTACGTGTACATTACCTCCTAGTTCGGATATAAGTGGTTTAAATCTTTTTAACAGAGGTACAAGTCCCTCTGCATACTCTGCTTTAAACTCAGCATAGTAATGAGTAATACCTTTTCGTATAAGATACTTGGCAAAATTTAAATAGTTTTGAAGGGCGTTTTCTCCGGTGTCTACGTTCATAACGTGACCCTGCATTTGAGTACCTTTTTTCTCACGATGCCCTAAAAATACAGTATTACCAAACTGGGAAATATCGGCGGTAGGCTTGCTTATTTCTGCGACAATAGCATATCCAGCCGCATCAATAGGAACTTTTCCAGTACCTACATTGTCCATAAAAGTAAATATAACTTCTTCTTGGGATGCTTTTCTTTGCTTACTATCTATTACTTTCATTATGTAATCTCAAGTATGCTAGCTACGACGTGCAGTCTATTGGCAGTAGCAGCGGTTACTTTTAGTATCTCGCCTGTCTGTACTACCAGTGGGGTGGTCAGTAACTCTATAGCAGTATTAGCACCAACGGTTTTAACCTTAAACAAACTAAACACCGCGCCAGCGGCATTAGTTAGCGTCACGGTAATAGTGTCTGCGTTACCAGAGTCTTCTGATACCAATATAGATTTTACGATGCCCGTGGTTAACGCTGCACAGGTATATAGTGTAGTTACACCCGTTCCGGTTAGATCGACTTTTGCGTTTACGTATGTATTAGCCATTAGCTTATAAACCAGCTAGTAGCTTCAGCTTGAAGCACGAGCGTATCGTTACGTAGGGCTTTGTCTAGTTGATTAAAGTACAGACGTAGAGCGTTGTTAAATTTCTCAAACTCTAATCTAGAGTACTCATTAGGAGGGCTAGGCAGGAGTGGAGCAACAAACTCTACCCCGTAGTTCGTAAAGTCTGTAGACATTATCTTCTCCCATCAGGGCGCATATCAATGCGAGGTGAGCCTAACTGCCACGTTACTCCTTGTGCCGTAGATTCTACCTTAAAACTTACCTGCCTACCTCGTACACGCAGGAATATCTGTTCTGTAAACTTCTCAACAGGAGATGTAGCTGTCCTAGTTACTGACCCCCCACTGTTGCCGCTTTCGGATAACGGAGAATTAAACCCAGACCCTGAGTTTTGCAACGCAGATAAAGACATACTAACAGCGGGAGAGTCAGCGGTAGATCCATCAAAAGTTATATCAGGAACCATACGGGACACTAGCATAAACTTATGCCCATCATCTAGGTCAAACTGGGCAGACGTAATAGAGGCTGTTATAGCCGCTGTGGTGCCAGTTTCGGCATCGTCTAACCCTACCTCATGTTGTACTAGGTTATTGCTGTTAGTAGCAGCTAAAGGGAAGTCACGTATGCCGGAGTCTAACCATGCTGTACGGGATAACGTACCGTAGTACCATATCTTTTGCACGTAGTTATACACTACATATCTATTGTTAGTATTGCTATTAGCAGATGGGTAGAACCACCATATCTCATCAAATCCCTCGTTGGTACTACCAAATATCTGTTGAATATTGTCACGGTTTATATCGTCAAATATGTACCGCTTTACGTTACACGGCAGTACTTTTACTCCCCCGTCATACATGTAGAACTTGTCCTTGCCAAACCAGTAAGCTACGTTGTCGGCAACAGCTACGCTGTTCTGAGACATAATAGATGCATTCTCACCTACAAGCTGCGCTGCCCATACAACAGGTGCGCCAACATACTGTAACGAGTATACGGAGAAATCAGTCCACACCAATAACTCTTGTCTAGTCTGCTCGGCTGCAATAATCTCGGAACCACGGGACAACCTAAGATCACCTGCCTGTGTTGTTGCAGTAGGTGTCCAGTTAGTAGCATTTTCTTGGTCAGACCACCTTATGAGCATAGGGTCTTGAGTAGTAGTGCCTAACGTATTAGCACCGAAGCAAAACACGAACCTGTTAATGTCCGACACAAGTATTATGTTCTGTATGGTAGGTACATTAGATGCGCCAGACTCTGCGCTAAGTAACGTAGCAGGGTTTCCTAAAGGAGTGTCATCAGAAGCGTCCCAGAAGTACAAAGGGCTACCCCTATGTCCAAGTATTAGGTCTTCGCCAAAATTACCTTGGCTCCATATACGAAGGCTTTCTATACCTACGCCACCATTACCCCACGTACTTTCTCCCCATGTACCTGCACTCCAACCTGTTAGAGGAACTTCTAATTCAGCCCCTGAAGTTATTTGGTATACAGCAGTAACTGTGCCACCACCTGTAGCCGAAGATCCTGCGGTTGAAGCTGCTGTAATAGTGTACGTGCTTCCCGAAGCAAATGTTATTTGAAACTCACCATTTAAAGTAAGCCCTCCTACGGCAGAAGCGTTACTAAAGGTAACAAAATCGCCGTTCTTATACCCTCCATTAGCATCAGTAACGGTAACAGTCGCAGAACCACCAGCAGTAGCAAACGGGTTTGTGAGCGTAACAGTGGCGCGTATAGGTGTAATATCGTAGTACGCACCGCCGTTTTCTAAGTAGTATTTAAGGTGTGTACCTACACTAGTTACAGTTAAGTCAACTAACGTGACCCATGTATGCAATGAGCGACAAATACCTAGGAAGAAGTTAGAGGATATACGTTCCCACCCACCAATCTTTTCGGGCATACCTTGACGGAACCGTACCTTGTCGCTTTCGTACCACCCACCCTCACTGGTATACCGTGTATTCTCGCGGTTAACTCCGGGTTTTAGTAATAATTTTTGTAGGGGCATAACTCACCTATATGCTAGTCCAGTCTTTATTCTGCCATAGTAATGCTTCTGCTTCTCTACGTCTAACAAGCCCGTCTAGCACCTTGCCTCCAGCCCTGTTCCAACGCTTTATCTGATGGGGTATATCACCACGGCTGTTATTAGTATCGTCATTAATGCGAACCAGTAAAGTAGATTCAGAAAGGTTACCTCCACCAAGATTGTATACCCAAGACACGAGCGCATCGAACTCATGTTGTTGGAGAGGTACATTGACCTGTTTGTGTACAATCTTTTCAAATTCAAATAAGTCGTCTGCAAGTAAAGTCTCAGCCTCGTTTTGCGTACAGGTAGCTCCTTCCTGAACTCCCTTAGTCGTTCCAAAACCAATTGTCCATACTCCCGCACTACACTGATATGCATCTAACCTACAGCCCTCAAATTTTTTAATAAGGGCTATGCCCTCGCCACTAGTCTTCATTTAGCTTATCAACTCTTTCTTTTAACTTCTCGATTATAATACGTTGTGCCTCTATCTCCGTCTTTTGTTTTAACATTAAGACACGAAGACGTTCTTCATCACTAACTTGCGGCATAGGAAAGGGCAAGATCATTTCTTTAACCCCATTATTTTGCTTACCCCCCGTATACCAAACGAGCTAGATATAGCGAGAAAAAGTAAATATTGATACCACTCAGGTAACTCTTCTAGGGCAGCAAAGCCTTGTTCTACACGGTCAATAACGGTTACATCGTTGACTATTATCGCATACCCTACCATAAATATTGGGATCGCTAAAACTATAGTCCAAAACTCGTCTTTCCAGCTATCCTTGGAAGACTCAGCCATTGTTTTTTCCCAGTCAGCGTCGTTCTCTATAACGCTCATTCGGGCTGTATGCTTGGCTTGTTTTTCTTCCGCTTTATTATTTAAATATGTCTTACCTAACTCAGTAGCACCGCCTAGCAACGTACCTAGTAGGTTTAACATAACTTAACCTTTTATTAACCATAGCTTTATAGCGAAGACAAACAACAATATACCGATCATTATCCACAAAAAAGAGTCGATGGTAGGTAGATTCTTCACTGGGGCATCCATTTAAATAACGCTATAACACTTA